ACCATCCGCCCCGCCCATTGGAGTACGCCCGCCGGCCCCACCGGCGATGCCAGATGGTAAATCTCATCGAATTCGGCCAGCGGATGCGTCCGGCAGTATTCCTGCACGCTCATCAGGTCATACGTCAAATTGCGCGGATTGCCCAGTTCGTTGAGTAACTTTTGATACGGGATCGGATTGCTGCTCAGGTCATCGACCACGTGCACCTGCGCCTCTTCCAGCGCCAACCGTTCCAGCAGGTGGCCGCCGATAAACCCGAACCCGCCCGTGACCAGAATCTGTTTCACGAAATTCCCCTTACCATCGGAATTGTAATGTCTTGTCATCGCGTCGAAATGCCACAACTCCCAATGCCGGGACTTCTATCCATCCCTCATACCCAGGAACGATAGACCCATCCGAATACGATTTTTCGCACTTCGGCAGGGCAAAAAATCCGAGCCATCTCAGCAGCGCCGCCAGCGCCATCAGATGCAACCGATTGAGATAGAAACAAAATGAATTGAACATCGTGACCTCCTTGTCACAACAATCCCACCTGAAATGGATTAAGCTGCCGCAGCACCTGGTTGATCGCATTGCCTAACAGCAGCTGCGTGAATGTGTAGGCCGCAATTGGAGTCATATAGGGCAGCAAATTGACCCGCCGGCTTTCCTCCATCGCGTCGTGCAGTCGGCGCGTCACCGTCGCCGGGCTGTCCGCCACCACCGGCGAGAGATAGCAAAGACAATTGTGTACGATAGCCCCGTTAACCGTATAACTATTGTCTTCCTCAACTTCCATGTTGTAGACCAATCCGTCATAATACCGTTGCTCAATTTGGGAAACTGAGCTAAAATAATCGTGGGCTTGAGTGGGATTAGCTACCCCACTGACAACTGCACATCCTGATGCAGCGCCCCATTCATCATCAGGAGACAATGACAGGAGATTGTCATGAATCTTGGTTTGATTTGCCCCATTTGCAACAAATCTCTCAAACGCGCCAGCGCAAAACATACGCATGGTCTGTCTTTTGTAGATTGGCACGCACTTCGTATCGAGACCCAAACTGGCAGGAAGATTGATGAGCTTTTGCATGATCTTTATTGTGTCCAACGGCTCGGTACACCTGCGATCTGTAAACAGTTGCACGTCACTTTTCGGGTGTTGCGCGTGTTGTTTCGAGAACACAGCATCGAAATGCGTAGCATCCGGGCTGGTGTCCAGGCAAGTTGGACAAACGACGATGGCACTCGGAGAGCCAAACACAGAAAATGGGCGCAAGAAATGCTCAATGTCCGCCGCAATATAACGGGCGACAAAAACCCTGCGAAACGCCCTGAATCGCGGCGCAAAATCTCTGAGTATAAAACGCTGCATAATCCTATGCACGATCCTGAAACCATTGAGAAGATGCGCAGAAGTAGAACCGGTCCGCAGCTTGCCAAGATGTGTTTGAACTGCGGGAAAGCATTTTGGTTGCCGATTAACTGGTCTAAACGCCGCACATTTTGCAGTCGCAAATGTTGGCATGAATATACAGGTCCAACGTCGCTCGAAGCGAAGATGTCGCTGGCGCTGCAACGCTTCGGCATCCCTGTCACGATGCAATATCCCATTCTGCGCTACCGGCTCGATTTCGCTATCGTCAAATATCAGATCGCTATTGAGTGCGATGGACGTGGCTGGCACGATCCCGTGAAAGACGGACGGAGAGATCGTCGGTTGCTCGATCTGGGTTGGCAAACCTTCCGTTACGGGCAGGTTGCTATTGAGAAGAATGTTAATGCCTGCGTAGAGGATTTGCTTGCCCGATTGGATGAGCTTGGCATTGATCCAACCCGATGATGTCATGACCGGATGTTCTGATGTAAGTTCAAAATCCCCAACACCTGTGTTGATCCTATAAACTATGCCCCGATGTGGTCTATTCCAGGCAGCAAGCACTTTGCGATAACGGCCTTTGTGGGTGAGCACTTCATCGCCAACCCGAACTTGTTCTATCGGGATTGCGCCGCGCCGTGTTTGGATTATTTGTCCCGGCGTAACGCATTGCGGATGACTCGCGACCACTGGCAGCGGGCACGTCTCCAGCGAATACGGCGATCCCCCGGCCATGTCGTCGCAGATGTCCAGTTCCGGGTGCGATCCGCTCAGATGCCATTCCATTTTGCTGACGTAAGGATTGAGGTAGCTGCTGATCCACTGCGCCTGCGCGTGCACCCGCGCGATCTCCGTCCGCGCCAATCGCATCGCGTCGTAGCTGGCGTCGATCCCGTGAGTCCCGTAAGGTCGCCACGTGCGGATCGTCCGGCGTTCTGGCGCGAGGAAACTTTCCAGTTGGCGGCTCAATTCCAGCGCCCCCCGCCCATCCCGGATGGCGTTGCGCACGAACCCGTCGATTTTCATCCGCGTCCGCACGCTCGCCTCCCAGATGCGGTCACTCAGCCGATACCCGCGCTGATCGACCCATCGGTCCGGCCTCACCCACTGCCGATTCGGGTCGAAGGCATCCAGCGCCAGCGGATTCGGGTGGAAGATGCGCAGATCGGCATACCGCGCCATCAGTTCTTCCAGCGTCGGCTCTTCCTGCTCGCGGATCACGCCGCGCCCGAATTCCAGCCACCGGGTCACGTCATCGGGCGCGTATTTTTTCATCACCCGACTGTGCGCTTTCACCACTTGGTCGGCTGCCCATCCGCCCCAGTAGAGCACCAGTTTGGCGTATTCCGACAGCGGATTGCCCAGTGCGTCTATCGAGGAACGCCCATCCGCCCTGGTGAACGTCCGCTGGATCACGTCGCCGGCATCCCTGGCCGCCTCGTCCGCCTGATTCTCCGGGATTCGCCCATCCGCGCCAGCATAACGCCCCGCCGCTGCCCCTGCCCGCCGCGCCGTGTTTTGCAACAATCGTTTCAGATCGCGCCTCATCCCGCGCTGAGCGATCATCAACGCCCGGCTTCCGCCTACCGTGGCCATTGTTGTCTACGCTGCCTTTCCGGGCATGTCTTGCCTGGGCATCTTTTCTCCAGGCATCGTTTCCTCTTCGCCCTGCCCCATCCGCTGCATTTCCTGCTCGACCCGCGCATCGAAGTCGTCTTGCGCCGCCTCAGCTTCTTCCTCGGCGTCCTTCACCGCCTGCTCCGGGTCTTCCACCAGATTCAGTCGCGCCAGCCCGGTCACTTTGTCGATCATGCCGTCCATCCGGGCAAATTTGACCTCTTCCAGCGTCTGTTTGCGGTCTTCGGCCACCAGATCGGGCCATTCGATGGTGATGTCGGCGTCGGTTTTCACCGGCATGAATAGACTGATCGTCGCCAGCCACGTTTGCAAAAGGTTTTGCAATATCGGCTCCAGCATCAGCCTTCCCAGTTCGATGTGCCCCGTCCACGCCGGAAGCTGCGCGTCCACGCTGGCGTTCGACGATTCGATGTGCCCGCCCCACACCCATTCGGGGATGTTGATGTGCTGGAGCATCAGGTAAAACAGATTTTTCAGCATCCGCCAGGCATCGCCCGTGAAACTGGCCGGCGCTTTCCAGTTGAACTTGCCCGACGTGGCGAACATATTCAGATCGGACATATCCACCACGTTGCGCGTGTGACTGTCGCCATCGGATGAAAGGATCGTTTCAGTGTCCGTCGCCAATGCCTGCATCTCTGCCGCTGGATTTTCGATATCCTCCAGCACCGGCACTGGATTGCTCATCGTCTTCACGCCGACGATGCTGTTGCTCGCCACGTCATCGTAATGGGCGAACAGCGGCAGCAAAGGCTCGAACATCGGCCGTCCATACAGTTCGTTGGCGCTCCGGTCTGTCGGCAGGTGGATCACCGCCAACCGTCCCGTCAGGTTGGGGAATTGAATGATTTCGTCGGGCATATTAGGCCGTTTGACAGTCACCGTCCGCCCGTCCAGTCGGAATTCGTCGGTGATCGTGACCTTTTCCAGTTGTGACGTGATGACCGCCCGGACGATGTTCCGGAAGTCGGTTTCATCGCTGAAAATATCGACCTGATTGGGCGGCGCTTCGGTCAGCGTCCCGTCGGGATTGACCACCAGATAGCCATCGCCCA